GCGCTGGCCAAGTATAAGTTTCGGTATTCGCTTTTAGTTTGGCGGCTTCTTTTTCTACCGCTTCAATTCTTGCGCTCAAGGTGTAATACGAACCAATAATAGAGGCAAACATCGCCGCTATGGTAATAATCTGGGTAATGCTGATTGAAAAATCAGCTTTGCCATCGCCGTTAATATCAATTTTACTCATCAATGTAGGTTATTTTTTTATGCTTTTTAAATCTTTGTAAATCTTCACTCCAAGTGAAACAATAGTAAGCAGCAAGACAACAGTTTTTAATTCGGGGTTGATTGCCTCAATGCTACTAAAAAACAAGCTGAAAATTGCCAATCCGTAAGTTTTAAAATCATCCATTTTTATATTTTTTCTACTCGGTTAGATACTTCGATTACGGCTCTGAAAAACGTTTCGTTTTGCTCATAATCTTCAAAGTATCGTATTCTATCTATCGTTGTTGTATAAACGTTAAAGTTGTCAGAAGATAAATCTATATAACCACCTGGACGGGTTCTAATTAAATTTAAAACGCCGTCCACGATTTGATTGAGTTGATACTCCCCCCCGTCATCGCCCAAAAAAGAAGTAATACATTCAATCCTCGTAATACATTCAGTTATAAAACTGCTTTGGTTTTGGTCGATTTCATCTTCTAAATAACTATATATTCTAATAAAAGGCGTATTCGTATTTGTAGGCACACGGTTGTAAACAGAAACATAAGACCCCCCTATGCTAATTGCGTTCGTTAGGCGGTCTAAATATGCCTTGCGTATATGGTGAAATGCTTCTCTCATTTATTTAATATTCTTTTAATTCCAGCTTTTAATCCGCTGATTAACGCCTTTTGATTTTTTCTAATATTAGGGTAAAAATAAGGTTTTCCACTTCTTTCGTAAGTTTCATAAACTGCACCAAATTCCTGAACCATAGCATAATCAAAATTGTTCTTATCTAACGCAATAGATGAAACAAAGCCTTTTAATTTACCAGTCATTTCTCCCGTTACTTCTTGGCGCAAATTTCCCGTATCGACTGGCGCATCCTTTTTTATATCGTTTTCTGAATTATTTACAAATGCTTTTAATTGTTGCGGTGCTAAATCATTCTCAATGCTTGAAATAAGGCGCAATTTACGCTCTAAATCGGCTTTACTTTTTTTATCTATGTAAATACCCTCTTTCATTTTTTTAGTCGATTAAAACGCCTGTAATGGTTGTATAATATTTATCACGATGCTCAAAGATTTCGGTAATACGATAGTAATTAGATTCGCCTTGAATCTGCAAAAGGTCATCGTCTGTTATGTTTTCAGTTACCGTTTTACTTCGCATTATAAAATCAGCCTCTAAATAACGCCCACGTTTGAAATTTTTTTCTTCTATTTTTCCTTGCTTTTCATTAATCTTTGCCCACACGGTTGCTGTGGTTGAAAGCGTAGAAGTTGTACCACCATAACCATCAGAGGTTTTGGTTTGGCGTTTTATTAAAACTCTTTTATTTAGTTTACCTGCATCCATTAAATAAACATCAATTTATAGCTGTTTAATATCTGCGTTACTTTAGTTGGTACTTCAACAAATGACACCCCCTGCATTACAATAAAATCAGCGCGGTTGTCGTAATAAGTTGAAACCAGCTGTAAAATTGCTTGTTGTAATAAACCGTCATCCATCCCAGCGGTGGTATAGGTAACCTTAATATCTTTGGCTGGTAGTGAATCAAGTAAAATTACCTCATCGTAAACGCCGTAAGTATCATAAGAAGCGGATACGCCTTCTGCGGTAATACTTGTAATACTCGCAAGTGGCGCATACGGTACTTCAAAACGCTTTGTAGCTTCTTCTAAATAGTAAACTCTGGTTTTGGCTACAATATCTCTGGAAATATAATTCTCACACCATAAACGCGCCTGTTCTATCATTGTTCCAATTAGCGTATCGTCATCGCTGGTGTCAATTCTAATAAAGTCCTTTGCAGCCGAAACAGTTACAATTTCAGAGCCTGTCGTGGCGGTTATTTTTATCTCTGGCATTATTTCGCTTTTTTAGTGGTTCTTTTTTTTACCGCTTTATTCTCTTTTGTTTCTTTCGGTGCTTTAACTTCTTTGTATTCAACGCCGATGCCTTTAGCGATATAATGGCGTGCTACTTTAGAATCAATATCTAAAATATCGCCCTCTTTTCGCCATCCATCGACTGAATAAACATCTTTAAGCATTTTGATTTTCATACGTGATATATTTGTAACAAAGATAAAAAAAATGCGCCACAACGATTTGCAGCGCACTTTTACAGAATTAAAAACAAAACTAATTTTATTATGATAAAAACTAATCGAAAGCAAAGTTATTAAAAAACTTTGAATTTTTGCCTGTTAATGACAATCTAATTGATTGCATTTCACCCTCGTTTTTAAAAATAAAGAAACCATTAAAATAGTCAACCCAAACGGCGAAATAATCAATCTTATCTATTGTATAGTTGCTTTTTGAATTATGTAAAACGCAATGGACACTACTGCGATTTGGTAACGGGGTTTTGTTAGTTGATTTTACTTGAACCTTAATTAATTGGTCGCCAATATCAACGATACAATCGTAAACAGATGAATCCAACAAAGGAAAGGACACTTGATAGTTGCGTTTAATACATTCGGTTGCGAACAAATACTCGCCCAAGCATCCTCTTTGGTTATTATCCAAAATAGGTTCAATTGGTTTATGTAAAGTTATAAAAAAAACGCCAAGTAATTAACCCAGCGTTTTTTCGAACATAAACAATCAATTATCAAATGAAAGAAAACCTATTTTTCTCTGTATAAAGATAATGAAATTAATAACATTAAAATCGCATCAATGTAAGCCTTGAAATTATGCGCCATTCTTAAACCCCAAAAGGCGAATAAAATTATAAGGAAAACCTTGACCCGTTTTTTTAATATTTCATTACCCATAGGAACAAATATAAGAAACCATACATAGACGCATAACCAAGTATTGTCCATAATGCGCCCAATAAAATCATTCTCTTAACAGCCCCCCTGTTTTCTTTGGCGGTTATCTGTTGTACTATTTCGTAAGTAAAATTATTATCGTTTTTCATAATGTTTGTTTTAAAATGCTAATTCGTTTTCGTATAAATAATCTTCGATTTTGTCGTGAAGCCAATCGTTGTAAAATTCCATTGATACCTCCTCGCCGTTTACTTCTGCATAGTATGGCTCAATTTCTAAATAAGAAGGCGTATTGTAGTCGCCACTATCATAATATACCTCGTAGCTTACTAAAATCGTGTAATCGTTTCCTTTGAATGTGTAAGTGTTTTTCATAATGTTTTGTCTTTAATTATACCCAAATATATAAAGTTTATTTTAATTACCAAAATTTTTTTTAAGTTTTTTTATTTGGGTATAAAAAAAGGGTAACCATTAGCTACCCTTTTAATTATCAAAATCAATATATGATTAAGGAGTTTCAAGTGCAGTTTTAGCGGTGCTAAATGTACCTTGAACAATCGCGTTTGGCTGATAGTTAGTAAGTGCCACTCGCTCTTGAGCCTTAACAGTAATAAAGCCATCACGGAAGTTTGTAGAATCTTCACGGCTAAAGCTAACTGCAAGGTTTTCACGAATCCAAAGTTGAGTAGCTTGTGCCAAGTTACCAACCAAGAATTTACCAGCTGTTACGGCGGTGTTTACAGTTACAGGAATACCCATAATTGTAGGTTGAACGCCTGTATAGATTTGCTGACGTAAATATTCGTTTGCAGTTGATTTTAGCAATACGATTTTGTGCAAATCAGTTGGGTTCAAAAGAATAGTATCAGCTTGGTAGTTAGAAAGTGCTAACTGGTTTAAAGCTGCAACAAGTACATCATACTCGTTAGCTGATTCGATAGACTGATAGAAAGCACCACCAGCGCCAGTAACGAAAGCAGCACCATCAGTAAACAAACCATCAAGGTTTGGAGATGAACCATCACCGTTAAGGATTTCAGTATCTTCAACAGAAAGTACTTTACCAGGAACACGGGCAGAAAGGGAAGATGATAGCGGTGGAGTATCATTTAACATTTCTTCGGTGATTCTCATATAAGTACCGATTTTCTCCAAGTTTACAGAAGTCGCTGTAATATCGAAATCTGATTGACCAAGAGTAGAACCTTGAGCAGTTGCAGCAGCGTTGTCAGAATATCCGCTTTCTTTAGGGAAACGAATAGTTTGAGCATCAGTTGAACCGTTAGGAATCAAGCTGCGGATGTGGATGCTTCTTGATGGGTCATACTTAAATTGTGGTACGATAGTTTCGCCAGCAACAACACCTGTAAAATCAGCCGCCATTGTCATATCAGCTTTAACCTCGAAAGAAGCAGCGTTGCTGTTTCCTTTTAGCATAGCTTCGATAGCACCTTCTTTGATAGCTGCATCCAAAGCACCTTTAAATGATTTAGGAGTAGCCCCCGCCAAAGTTTTCTTGGCGTTTACTTCCATTTCATCCATTCTTTTAGCAATAGCTTCGTGCTTTGCCAAATACTCATTAGAAAGGTTAGAAATTTCACTTTTTAGTGAAGCCTCAACCTCGCCTCTTGCGTTATCCTTTGCAGAATTGAACGCCTTTTCGATTTTTGAATCAACCAAGTTACCGATTTGGTCAAGTTGGTTTTTTAGTTCTTCGTTCATTATTATTTATTTAAACGATTATACAAATATTTAACAATCTCACTCGTGTCAGTTTTTACGATTTCTGGCTCTGTGACTTCAACAGTCGGCAGAGTAGCGTTAACGTATATTGATTTGAGTTTTAAGATTTCAGCTTCAAGGGCGAATCCAAGTTCATCGGAAATTTCGCCTTTACGAATTAATTTAGCGATTTTGTCATAACGCTTTGTTACCTTTTCTAAATCCACGTTTCCTTTTACATCCAAAATCATTGCTTGGTCATTAGCAGCTAAAGTAACCGCAGAGATTTCAAATAATTTAACTTCGGTAAGTTCGCGATATTCGCCATTCATTCTTTTTTGTAGTGGTAAAATACCTACGGAGTTTTCAGAAATTACTCCAGCTTTCATTAACTCGATTACATCTTTTCCAAGTTGCGTTTTAGGCACTTGCGCTTCAAATATCAAACCTTTGGCGTCCTCCTCAAGGTGTATCATTTTACCGATAGGTTTATCCATATCGTGCTGGTAAAGATACTTTACTCGATTTCCGTTTTCGCTTATTGTTTTAGTATATGCGCCTTTGGTAATAATATCGCCATCGGAATCTACATTCCCAAAAACAGAACCGTAACCTTTTACGATTCCCATTTTTTCATCGGCATCAATTACTTCGCCTAAATGAGTTGATTTATATAACATTGTATTCATAATGCAAAGATATTAAATTATAGAAACTTGTCTTGGGGTTGTAATTATCGAGCAACGACAGTTTACGTTATTGGAGGCAATAGAACCAGAACCAGGGTGTGATAGTTCCTCCCCCCCTACTTTAAATTTTTCATTTCCGATTGCAATCTGACCGTTTGCAGCTGCGTGTGCATCTCTTGTTCTTGTGTCGAGCGCAGCAATCCATTGTTTGACTATGTTGTCGCTTCCGTACATATCGGTCGCAGTTTGTAGCGTTGCAAAGTTTGCTGCATTTGTGGCTTCCGTTCTTACAATCCTTCTTGCTTTCCAATCAGCTATGTTTTTAAATTGGTTTCTTAATATTTTACTCGCCTCGCGTTCGTTTAAGGCTTGAAATTCTGGTACTTTATGAAATTTATTTAAAACTCGTACAATCTCTTGTTGTGAAGATAAAGAAACGCCTTGACCTTTATATTGGGCGATTTTTAAACCAGCTTCTGAAAACTTTTGACGCCAAATAGAATTATAGCTACTTACATTAAATTCGTTAGGATATTTGCCTGTAAAACGATTATAATAAAACTTTGAAAACCTATCGCCAACGTTACGATACAAAACAGAATACAAAGCAGCTAACTCTACTTCTTTAAAATAGCCGTTCCAATAGTTTGTTTTTCCTGTTGCTATATATTCGTCAACACTTTTATAAAACTCACGTTGGTAATAACGGCGAATTGGTACGATTTCTTTTTCTTCGGCTTTGTCTAATTCCGATTCAAAATCCGCTTGCCATTCTTTGGCTTCTTTGTCGGTTGCTTTTGTTGTGGCTTTATTTGTGTAAAGGTCATAACAAACAGCTACTCGCTGCGCTTGTGTTCCAAATTCAGCAACAACCTCTGGGTTGATAATGCAGCGTTGTACAAAATCAGTTCTACTTTCGTTTGTTCTGGGTTTTGGTAGTGGCATTATTCGCCTCGTATTTGTTTTATCTTTTTAATTGCCCAATCAACGCCAGCAGTTCCACCCCATAAATTCCAAGCTACATAACCGTTATCTTTCCACGGTTCGTCTTTATATTTAGGGTCGATTTCAGCGTTTTGTCTATGGCGGTTAAATTGCGCCATTCTTGAAATTACATCTTCGGATAATTTTTCGCGGTTTGCAAGTTGGTTGGCTCTTTGCCACCCTACGGCAGTTCCACCCTTAACTTCATCACGACCATATTTTTCGCGCCATTCTAACATTCTACGGGCGTTGTTGGTCGCAGCTTGTGGGTAGTCATCATAAGACGCTTTTACAAGCACTTGTTTTTCGTCATCGCTAACAGGTTGCGGTGCATTATATTCGCCTCGCATAATCGCCTCAAATTCTTCGTGCGTTTCAAAAGGCATAAAAACTGTTGAACCATTTATTAGATGGGAATGATAACCATCACCGCCAAGTTCTCTCGCTCTTGCTACGGCTTCTGAAATAGTTGTATAAACGTTAGGCAATCCAGGCACTTGCGCCTTTAAAAGTTCATTGTAATCTATCGCCTGACCTTTTGGCTCTGGAATTTCAATACCTTCTCCGCTTATTGGCATTAAGTTAGCTGGCACGTAATAATCATCTAACTTGGCGTTATCTTCGTCAATACCGTAAGACATCGCAGCGCGTTTTTCGTTAGGCGTAATCCACCAAGCCTTGCCCATTTGGTCAACGACTTTATCCATCTCCTCTTGGAGTTCTGGGATAACGGTAAAATCAAAATCAATGTAAAGTTTTTCGCCGTATTTAGGAGTAAGCCAACGGTTAAGTTCTTCTCGTATTTTAATTAGTTCGGGCATTACAGCATTTTGATATAACGCTTTCTTTGCCTCTTTCATATTGTTATAAGTAGAGGCATCTGTATTGTTTAGCAGCTGCACAGGAACGTTGTAAATATTACAAAGGTCTTTAATTGATGCGTTGTATTG